TACGGACATCTTCATACGCCTCTGGATTACATTGCTGAGCCCAATAACGGATGGAACGTGATGTTAAACCATCATCTCTAGTATCTGCAAAGCCATTCCACATATCCAATAATTCTGGAACTTTGCTCCAATCAAACTGATTTGTTAATGGGTCTCGTAATGTGTTACGGCAATTCTCTTGAGCACTAAACTTCAGCCAGGTTGGGAACAACCGTCTACTCGTATTCTTTAAAGCCCAGCCAACTCGTATCCATTTATTATACGATTGTTGACCATAATACTCTTCAGTAAGAAGCATACAATAATCATGAACTTCTTTTAATGCATAGTCTTTCACATTATCAAGATTGTTGTATACGCTTTCTAATACGGCATCTAGCTTTTCCATAGAATCAATCGCGTCATAGCTCATACCCTCAGTTTCTGATACTATGCGCAATTTTAATCCTTTTGTGGATTTTTGCTTCTTCTTCAATGAAATAGAAGCGAATGTCCGTTCGTATTCTTCTTTTGCATCTTCTGTAATTGGGTAGTTCTTATATCCAGTATATCTTGCCGACAACAAGTTCAAATCTCTCGGTAATTTCAATGATTTAAGCGACAATACATCAATAGACCACTCTTGTTCCCCAGCGTGATAATTCAATACTAGATTTTGCGTTACTGTATAAACCTTGCATCCAGGTTTTCTGGAACCATATAGCGTCCAATTTGCGTGTCCCTTCACTACGCTCTCATCATAAATATCAGTAGATGTATTTGTAAACTTTGTCATCAAGTCACTCCACAATTCGCGAGTATTGAAATCTTCAATCATTCGTTCTCGCAGCATCAATTGAATTGCCTTATGACACGCAATACCAATAATAATGTGTATGCCATCTTTTGTATACGTATCTTCTAATACCACGTTTGGCTTTTCTTGAACAAATACAGGCACCGTTGCTTTATCAGGGATATCAAGTATATCTTTCAAATGATTCATACACGTATTCACAAATTCTAATACGTGTTCATCGGTATGTTGTCGTGATTCTATTTCACTGGGATATCGCAAGTCCAGATCAATAAGAATAGGGCCATTGTCCATCAGCTGTTTTTCTGTCAAATATTCTTGCATGCCTTTCACAAAAACGTGTTCATAATAGTTTTGCATAAACGATTCGTGTTCGTCATCAGGAACCAAATAGCTTCCCCCATATATACTCAGTGTTGAATCCCCAATTCTTGTATGCGTATGTTCTTTCCCTGACCCTTTTGCCAGAGCATAACGCTTGATAAATTCCGTAAACATTGTGTTGATCTTAGGTCTTGGCATTTTGACTATACTGGTATATAATATGGAACATTATTTATCTCAATTTTTTACAATGATTGGACATACATGATTAGCATTCTTCACGTTTGGCTATGGTTATCGTGTAAAATCGTTTCGTTATACTTATAGTGCTAATATCCTAAAAAGATGGCAACCAAATACATTGTTCAAAGCGATACAACACTATTATCACCAGTAAACAAGCATAAACACAAACTAATAGGTGTTACAATACCAGTAATTTCTATATCGTGACAGACAATTATTAATATACTTGTTTCCTGTTTACAATGCAAAGTGGATTAACATTGGACGCGGTGCGGCGTATTGCTATTGATGTAAAGGACATTATGAAATCTCCTCTTACAGATCAGGACATATATTATGAGCATAACCCAGATAATATTAGATATGGTTACGCAATGATTATTGGGCAACGGAAGACTCCGTATTTCGCTTGTCCGATGCTGTTTCGCTTTGAGTTTCCGAATGATTATCCATATTCACCACCAAAACTACATTTTTGTTCATCATTTCAATACTGTCGTTTACACCCAAACTTCTACACAAATGGAAAGTGTTGTTTGTCAATATTGAATACGTGGGCTGGTGAGAAGTGGACGAGTTGTTTGACCATACGCAGTATTCTTATAACGATTTCATCGCTCCTAACTGAACGTCCTTTGCAATACGAACCTGGAAAAAAGAAAGACTCTGAAGAAAGCATTTTATATGAACGTATTGTTCAGTATGCGGCGATGGGTATTCTAAGAGACTATAGTAGTCCATATACTGACTTCCATGATTTCAAGGCATTTCAACAACCGTATAATGAGTATTTGAAGAAACATTGTGACGAATTGCTCGAAGACATTAAGGATAATGGAAGTATTCATAATTGTATATCACCTTTGCCTTCAACAGGCGAACAAGTGAGATTACCAGGTATATATGGAACGATTAGACAATACATTATTCCCATTTGGCCTGTTCTTCGTGAGAAAATCATTGAGCTACTTACGAAGATTAAAACAGAAAATTGAAAGGAGCATAAATAACTATTGTGTAAATATAAGTAGACACAATGCGTTTCTGTACTCAATGTCGCAACATGTATTATGTCCGTATTTCGGACACCGACACAAACCAACTAATTTACTATTGTAGGAATTGCGGCCACGTTGACGATGTTTTAACACCCGATAATATTTGTATATTGGAGAATAAGTCCAAATCCACAACTTACCAACACGCAATTAACAGGTATACAAAACTTGACCCTACGCTTCCACACATTAAGACTATCAAATGCCCAAATGCAGAATGTACGAGCAATGACGATGACCGGCTCCGTGATGTGATTTATATTCGGTATGATGATACTGCGATGAAATACATATATATTTGTGCAGTATGTGATACTATATGGAAAACTGACGAACAACGATAAAATTGAATAGTTTAAAGTTTCTGTATATATAGTAGCACATGACTACATCTGGAACTAGCGAATACGATATGCAAGATATTGGAATTTCAAAATCAGTAAAAATGGATGATGATACTTCATCGTCATCTGATGAAGAAGAATACCAACCCACATTTCCAACTTTGTATGAAATGGAGAAAGGAACAAAGGACCTAATCAAAATAGATGATATTGAGGATGATGAAAATAATGATGAAAATAATGATGAAAATGAAGACAACAATGAGGATGATGAAGACGATGATGATGATATGAGTGGGGGAGCAATCAGTGACCCTGAGGAAGATGACAGTGATGCTGAGGAAGAAGAACCATTCGTAGATGATGAAGATGAAGGGTCATCAAATATCGCCAAGCAAACTAAATCCGTTAAAAAAAGTAAAAGAACAACAAAGACAGCAACTGGAACACAAGAACCAATTGTTGAATATGGAATTGATAGTGATGATGAGATGGAAGATGATTATTTTGGCAAGTTTGAATCACAATTGAATGACAATTATTTGGTAAACTTTCATCCAGAGGCAGTTGTTCACAACTATGATGAGATCCAAACTATGGTAAACGTGGTTCGCAACAAAAAAGGGACTATTATTGACCCATTACACAGAACGATTCCAGTTCTTACAAAATACGAAAAAACGCGAATTCTTGGTATGAGAACAAAACAGCTCAATAGTGGAATGCAGCCAATGCTTCCAAAAGAGGATATCCCAGAAACTATCGTAGATGGTTATAACATTGCTAAAATGGAACTAGATGCAAAAGTTATCCCATTCATTATACGACGTCCATTGCCAGATGGGACCAGTGAGTATTGGAAGGTATCAGACTTAGAAGTATTATATTAGACATATATGACATATCAAATACGCATTATAACAATAACATTTTTTAATACATATAGGATGTTATTGTTACTAAGCTATATCAACGATATAAGTAATCGTTAACCACCAACCACTAACCACTAATCATAAATCTATCTAGCAGTTTTACTACTTTAGATCGATTTATTTTGAGAGCATAACCAGTCTCTATGTATCGGAGTAGAAGCACAGTCGCTATAGTTAGTATACTCTCAATTTTTATGGTATACACATTTTCTCCAAATAGTATTGGATTCAGCAATGATAGTTCGACCACTATGGATAATGTGGACCATTCTGACAAAGATAGTATTGTCAATACAAGCGAACTATATTGCAGTATTCCATCCAATTATGACTTACTTTCGCAAGTGAGAGGAGTATGTCAAACAAACGAAATGACTATTGGAATGTTAAATACAAAGTTACCAGAAGATAAAAACTATATTTCTAAACAAACCCCACCTACTAAGTTTCGTTTTTCAAGACTACTTGGTCTTGGAACAACCATATGTAACATTCTACTTATGAAGTTGCAAAGACGGTCTTACTTACTTTTAATATTTATATTGAGTGTCAGTATGTCACTAATGACTATTTTTGTTTAACTGATGATTATTTACTAACGATTATTTACTAACGATTATTTATTCTAGTATGAGTGAATCAATAATCGGAAATATGTATTACTCATTATGTGTCTTATCATAATGGTTGTCGTGTAGATATTATGAACACACGATAATAAAAATTTATTTTTATGTAATCTCTTCTGGAATACGATTAACACTTCCAACGATTGCCACAATCCAAACAAGTTACAAATGTTGTCATCGGTTCATCTGCTGAACGCGTCTGTAACTGGAAGTATGTGCATTTCTTTGATTTACAACGACAAGTGAAGTTATCCGTGCTTGCTTCTAGTTTTGGCGCATATAAGTTCTCTTCCCGAATTTTTTTCGCTTCTATTAGAGCATTCCAACGGTCCGCTTTAAGTTCTTGATGAGTCTTGAAAGCAAGTTCATGAGGGCGAATAGATTTGTCTTGTAACATACGTTTTACATCATCATTATTAATGTTTGACAATAAACTGACTAAGTGACGTTCATAAATCATTACGAAGTATGGATTATCCCACTTCTTAATCACATTACGAAGTTCAGCTTGTTTCAAACTATAATTATAAATACCAATTTCTATGTTTTTAGCCCAAGATGGTTTTACATCGCCGTGTATTGCGATTTTTGAACGAACGTTGTTTCTAAAGATTTCGGGGGATTTTACGGTTCGCATATGTCCACTGATTGCTTAGATTCGAACTTTATAGGTATTGAGTATATAATACTAACACTTACACTCTATATATCTTAATCAATTTTTTGGTATTCTACTTAGTCCTCATCACTGTAGTAATACTCCTCTTCAGTTAATTCATCATCATTATAGTCCTCGTCTTCCTCATCCTCTGTATCTTCATCATCAACAACAAACCCGTCTTTCTTATACCCATCCTTTGTCAATTCGATATCTTCATTCTCTAACTCATCTTCACTAGACTCTGATTCTGACTCTGTGTCACAGTCATCAAAACCACCAAACATCTTCTCATATAACTGTTCCCATAAGTCATTCGTCAATGATTGTACTTCATCACCATTAAACAAAACAACAGCAACATTTCCAAAATAAATGCTATTATCGTGAGGAGGTGCAAATTCATATTTGTTTTCTTTTCCAGCACGGTCACTA